CTTCCTATGAAAATTTCCTCTCCCAACTTGACAAAACTTATCAACAGTTTTAGAATATAACTACGATATCAAGGGGGTTTGGGCTGATACCAAACCCCACTCTCTCCCCAGCAATTTGAGCGCGATTGGCCAAATGCTGAAATTGCATGGGACTACAAATTCATTGATTCCGATTTTTGAACGATATTTTTAATTATCGTTTTTTTATTATGGGGTCGGGTATAAAAACAGGCTTACACTCCGCAACACGGAGTAGGTCACGGGTCGGTAATAAATCCTGACATAAATTCATTTTATTACATCTTACATCCGGCCCTATGATAGAACTGCTTGCTAAAGATTTTAATAATCGACAACAGCTTGAAGCGAAAGTTTCTTCCTTGATGGGATTAACAGCTGATCCCAAACCTGATTATGCCATCAAGGGCAGTAAGCAGGAACTGAAAAAACTCTGGCTCGGCCACGGAGCCGTGTTTTGGGGAATCAAATGTGAACTGACGGATTTCACGGAACCCCCAAAGATAGTCAAGGTTGAGCGGGGAAAGATTTATAAATCGAAATTGGAGACTTTGGATATTAAAAATTCTGAGGAACTTGGAAGTCGAAAGAAAAGGAAATAAATGTACCAGCCCACCCCTGTAATTTTTGACAACAAGGCCCGCGAGAAAATTCTCAAGGGTGTGAATATAATTTACGAGGCCGTGCGACGGACCATGGGGCCACAGGGGGGCAATGCCTTAATCTATGGCCTCTACTCCCGGCCGTACCGTTTGACCAATGACGGGTACACGGTCGCGGAGATTATTGAACTGAAGGATCCGCACGAGAAACTCGCGGCCGCGGCCGTGCAGGACGCGGCTAAGCGGACTAACCTGCTTGCCGGGGATGGCACTTCGGCTACTTGCGTCATTGCTGGGAAGCTCATAAACACTATTTTGCCGGAGATAAGCCGTGTCGGGGAGACGGTTGGGTTTGAGCGGGCCTTTGAGAAGAAGGTGAAAAGATTGGGTGTGATGGATATTAAGCGCGCGCTGTTTAAAACCAAAGACGAGGCAGTAGCCAAGCTCAAGGCCATGAGCAAGAAAATTGAGTCTCTGGAAGATCTCGTGAAAATTGCGACTGTTTCCGTGGAGCATGAGGAGTATGGCAAGACCATTGCCGAGATGTCGTGGAAAGTGAAGACTGAAGGGTATATCGATATCTTGGAAGGGTTTGGGGGAAAGATTGAAACGGAAGTTATTGAGGGCGCGCGGTTTCCGGCGAAGATTCCGGCAAAGATTTTTGTGAATAAATTGGAGCGGTATGAGATGGAGGTGGCGGACGCTCCGGTGCTGCTGACGAACTATATTTTTGATGATTTGGCGATGCAGACCGTGTTTTCCGAGCACGGCCGGCTGGACGCGCTGCCGCGCGTGATTGTGATTGCCCCGGAGTTCAAGACTTCGGTGCTGCAGCTAATGGCGAATATCAATAAAAAACACGGGGCGCTGACGTTTGCTCCCGTGAAGGCGCCGTCCTTGAAGACTGTCCAGTTTGAGGACGTGGCGGTTTATACCGGGGCGCGGTTCATCAATAAGGACGAGGGGGACAAGCTCCAGAGCATTACGAATAATGATTTGGGATTTTTGACCAAGCTTGTCGTCAAAGACGCGGATACGCGCGAGGACTGCGTGGCCATCGGCGGCCAAGGCGCGAGAACTCCATTGAAGGACGGGGTGGTGGAATCTCCGGTGCAGACGAGAATCCGAACCCTGACGGAACAGATTGAGAATACCAGGGAGGAGGGACAGAAGAATCTCCTGCGTAGGAGGATTGCCGGGCTGTCTTCGGCTGTGGGAATAATTCGCGTGTCCTGCGACAGCGAAGCTGAAACCTATTACTGGAAAAAGAAAATTGAAGATGCGGTTTACGCTTGCCGGGCCGCTTTGGAGGAAGGCTATGTCAAGGGCGGGGGACTGGCATTAAAAGAAATTGCCGAAAAATTGCCAGAAGAGGATTTGCTAAGACCGGCTCTCTTGGCTTGTTATGAGCAGATTCAGGAGAATGCGGAAGGACTGGATATCGCGGATGACATAATCGATCCGACCAAGGCTATCCGGTGCGCGGTAGAACATGCCGTTAGCGTTGCGGCCAACTTAGCTACCGTAAAAGTGATTATTCCCGAAGAGCGAGAAAAAAGTCCAGCTGAAGGCTATGAAGCGATTGTGGCCGCAATTAAAATGTTCAATTTACTTTGGGCCAAAAGAGAGGCTATTAGTCAAGAGAATATTGAAGAAATCGAAAGAGATACAATGGCGCAGCATGACGCAATTATTAAAAATATTGTGGATTGAGATGATTTTAACCGAAAATCAAAAACGCAATTATTTGGATTATTTAGGGATACGGATTGAACAACTTGGTGAATGGGAAATTGCGCGGGCAAAAGCTGAAAATTTTATTGAAACGAGAATTAAAGAGGCATGTGAACAAGGCACTCATAGAGATATTAAAATTGGTTTTTTTCTTGACAGGAACGTTCCGCTTCAATGGCAGTGTTTATGGTGCGAGAGAATATTCCCCAAGATAATTTTATTTAGATGGATTAAATTATTGTATTTTTATTGCAGAAATAAAATAAACTATGCCTTTTGCAAACTATCTTAATTTTAAGGATTGCGTCCGCAAAAACCGCGGGAAGAAAAATCCCAAAGCATATTGCGCGACGATCATGCGGAAAGTGGAGAAAAAGCATGGACGAAAAGATAAATGACCTGGAGAGGGAAGTGGAACGGATAAGCAATGATTTCCAGCAATTAGAACAGTTATTCCATACTATGAGGGAAACTTTGGAAGTGCAAATTGAAGTATTAACTGACGAAATTAAAAATGAAACACGGAAAGCATAAGAAAAAAGTTTGCTTGCACAAAGCCGTAGCGATGGGGAAAAGGAGGGGTTATTAAAAATGTATCCGGAAGATAACCAAAATTTACCCACAGTTAGCGAGGCCGAAGCCGCGGTGCTGTCGCAAATGTCCCCGGATGACCGCGGGGAGCTTTCCGTTGCGGTGCGGCAAAACTTGCGAGAGATATTGTTCAGCATGATTGAATCGGCCAAGGGGGTATGGGTTTCGGAAACTGTGGTTAAAAAGGGATTAAATGTACCCGTGCCGGCCTATCAGAAAGCGCCGAATATGGATGTGGCCCAGTATTTAGTCAATCAGCTGATGGGCAAGCCTCGGGAAACGCAAGTGGATTTTCAACTGAAGCAGAATATTATCGTGCAGAACGAAATCCAGATAAGTAAGATGAACAGCAGGGATGATTAAAGTCGTGCAAAAATTTAACGAAATTTTTACTCCTCTGCTGGAGCGGAAAACTCGCTATTATATTTTGATCGGCGGCCGTGGCGCTGGCCGGAGTACGGCCGTGTCCCAGTATATTTTGTCGAAACTTCTGGCCAAGGATTTTTTCCGGTGCGCGATAATGCGCGAAATAGCCTCGGACATCCGCTCGACGGTCTGGCAGGAATTTTTGGATAGGGTGCAGGAACAGAATTTGGAGAATGTTCTGGATATTGCCGATTCGACGATGACCGCCGAGTATGGAATAAACTCCATTCACGCGCACGGGTTTCGGCAGTCCTCGGGCCAGCACTCGGCAAAGCTGAAGTCCTTGGCAAATTACAATACTGTCGTCATTGAAGAGGCCAAGGAAGTTGCAGAGCCGGAATTTATGCAGCTCGATGACTCCCTGCGTACGGTGAAGGGGGATATCAAAGTGATTTTGCTTCTCAACCCTCCTCCGAAGAGTCACTGGATCATCAAGCGGTGGTTTGATTGCGTGGATTCCGGGGTAAAAGGGTTTTATAACATCAAGCTCAAGGACGGCATTACGGATACGGTTTTCTTGGGAGGAACTTTTCTGGATAACCTGGCTAATCTCGATGACCATACGATTAAAAGGTATCAGGAATATAAGGCAATCAAGCCGGATTATTATTATCAGGAAATTGCGGGACTTGTGCCCGAGGTGGTCAGAGGAAAGATTTATAGCGGGTGGCAGCAGCTCGACAGCGTGCCAAAGGAAGCCAGACTGGTTTGTTTTGGCATGGATTTTGGATGGTTTCCAGATGAGGCCGCGGTGGTGGCGGTGCATTACTGGAACGGCGGGTATGTGCTGGACGAAGTGGCTTATGGGAATTGGCTGACTAACGCGTATTTGGCCGGGGAGATTAAAAAATACGGTACGGCCGTGACCATTGCCGATTCTGCTGAACCGAAAAGCATTGAGGAGATAAAGAAACATAAAATCAGGATTGAGGGCGCGGATAAGGAGAAAGGCTCGGTGGAGTTTGGCATCAAGACGGTTTCGGAAAAAAAGATTTTCGTAACCCGTCGCAGCGAGAATATCTGGCGGGAATATGAAAACTATGCCTGGGACGAGGACAAAGAAGGCAACTCCAAGAATCGGCCAGCTCATCAGTATTCGCATAGTATGGATGCGATTCGCTATGCTCTGGCCGGGCAGCAGAGTGCCGTTGGCTCGGGCGTGAAAGTTTCCGCTCCGAAGTGGGGCGGTTACGGAAAAACCATGGGATTTGGCAAGGGAGTGAGATTGAATTTGCCGGTGAAGCAGAGTCAAGAAATTTACGAGACGGGCCGAAATGTTGACTGGCCTAAAGGATTCTGACATGTATAGCGATTTTATTAACAAAAAACCTGAAAATTTGAGCGCTTACCAGCCCTCAACGGCAGTGACTAATCTGACGCGGGATGTGAAAGAGGCGTTTGGCAAGGGAATAACCATTCTCAATCGCGGTTGGGAGGAACTGAATAATTACTCGGTGATCGAGCGCGAAAATAAAGACCAGCGGACTTTCAACGCGTTTGTAGATGAGTCTTCCGAAGACCCTATGGAGGCCTGGAAGTGGCGAGGCACGCGGTCAATGGCTCGTGATAAAGCAATCGACATGCACGCACACATGACCGCAGTCCTCGCCGTGCCGATGGCTTTCGCCCAAAATGACAAACAGGAAGAAGACCGGCAGCATAGCAATGTCATGCGGGATGTGCTGGAATGGCTGGCCATAAACAGCGAGTATCGGGAGAGTTACGCTCACATGATGATGGGCGTGCTTTATTCCCCGGCTAAATATCTGGGAGCGGAGTGGATAGAATCCTATACCAAAATCAAGGAACGCGACGATGCCGGCGAATTGATAACCAAGGACGTGCTGGACGAGGAACTGTCCGGGTTTCGCGCGCCAGTGTACTCGGCGGATCAGGTGCTGATCACCAATGCCTATGAACAGAATTTGCAGCGGCAGTATATCGTGCTCAAGCGACAGTATAGATCTTACGCGGATACGAAGAGCCGGTGGGACTGGCATTCGCATTGGGACTATGTGCGGCCGGGCATCAAGACGGTTTACTCCTCGGAGGACGGCCTGTATTACGACATCAAAGACGATGAGCACGCTGATTTGGTGGAAGAGGTTACGGCATGGTGTCGCAAGACTGATACGGAATGCACGTTTCTCAACGGAATTTATATGGGGGATGACAATGTGGACGACAATCCTATTCGGCATCGGGATAATTTCAATCTGCCGAAAGTGCCGCTGGTGGCATTTGGCTATGAGCGGATAAACGAACATTTCTTTTACTGGAAATCGCTGATGAACCGGGTGGGCTGGGACAATGCTTTGCTCGACGCGATGTACGAGAATACGATGAACCGCGAAATCCTGGATATTTTCACCCCCATGGGTCTTTATGGAGTGGAGGAGTTTTCCACCTCGGTGATTTTTCCGGGCGCGACTGTGGCGTTTGAAAATCCCGATGCCAAAGCCGAACCGCTGTTGCCGAGAAACACGGCCGGCTGGCAGGCGATGGATAAAATTGAGGAATCGATCAAGGGTAAAAGCATTTCCGAGACAATGAGCGGCAATCTGCCGCAGGCGACGCAGAAGGCGTACAGCGTGGCGCGGGCCGAGCAGAACGCGAAAACAATTCTGCGCGGCGCGATGCGGTCTATCTCCGTGTCGGTTATGAAGTACGGGGATTTGATGAAGGACATTGCCTTGCAGCATCTCACCGTGGCGCAATGGGATGAGATTACCGGAGCGGAACATTATCGGACGCTGATTTTGAAAGACCAACTCGTGGAAGGGAAAGCGGTGTCCAAGCGGATTGTGTTTGATGGCTCGCTCATCGGCAAGCGGATGACTAAAGAACAGGTGCGGGAAGCGCAACTAAAAATGCTTACCGAAATTGGCTGGCCGAAAAACAAGGAACATGTCTATCGGGTCAATCCGCACGTATTTTCCAAGCTGAAATATCTGATCCGCATTGAGCCGGACGAAATGATTGAAAAAAACAGCGCGTTTGAAAAAGCCATCGCGGAGCGGATGTACGCGTTGTTGAAAAATGATCCGTTTATGGTTCCGGGAGTAATGACAAGGGAACTTGTGAATGTAAATTACCGGGGCCGGGCGGATGAAATGGTGTTGAATAGATCAGAAACACGAATTCAGCAAGGGGCGCAGAATGTGACGGTGCAGCAGAATACCAAGGCGCTTACTCCCGAATTGATGAGTTAGAATAATTAACTATTAAGGAGAAACACGATGGCTAGAGAAAAAAGCGAGGGAGGACGGGTCCTCACCTCCACTGAGATAAGGCTCGGCAAGAACAATTTTACCCTGCTCAACAGCGAGAAGCTGGGGCGGGCTTTGGATTGGCTTGACGAAATCGAAACTCCAAAGGCCGAATCTGATCAGGCGGCTTTGGCGGCAGCGCAGAAGATGGGTGCCAAGAAAGATGCGATTTTGGCGCTGTATGACCGTTTTGGCGGAGCCGTGAGGTTGGGTGAGAGGATCCTCAAAACCGGGGCGTTCTGGGATTTTGCGGCTAAGAAACCGCTCAAGAAAGCGGATCTCTCGGAAGAGGATTTTGGGGATGAATATCGGTTGGTCAGAAAAAAGTCCAGGAAGGCTTCCAAGAGAGAACAGCCCGAAGACCGCATCAGACGGCTGGAGAGCAAGGCCCGAAATCTGGATAAAGAAGAAGCGGTGGAATGAAGCCGGTAAGTTTTCAGGATATTCTGTGGCAGAATCCGAAAACCGGCAAATGGTACCACCAGAACCGGGAACTGCAGAAAGAAGAACTGGATAATTTGCGGACGGAAGCCGCGTATCTGTCGGGAACGATATTCTGGAAAATTTTGATAAATGAAGGAAAATTCCGGGCGCAGACCAAGGCGTTTACCGACGCGGATACCGGCGACGATAAAAAGGATTTGACGGAGCTGCGCAAAGCCCAGGAATATCACAGGATGATTCTGATGATTGAAGAGCTGATTAGAAAATTAAATATCTCTACCCGAGAGACAAGTCGGGATAGGGTTTAACCCTTAATTTGGCTGACTACTTGCCGTCCTTCGGGAAAAAAGCAGATGCTTATGGCTGATGAGAAAAAGGTGGAGACCGAAACCACTGAAAAAAAGACGGATGAAAAAGGAGAGACCGAAACTCCTGAAGAAAAAAAGACGGATGAAACCGAGGAAACCGATGAGGAACCCGAGGAATCTGAAGAAGGCAAAAAAGAACCTTCACAAGATTGGAAAAAGATAGCCCAAGAAGAGCGGGAAGCCCGCGAGAAAGCGGAGCGGGCATTGGCTTCTGATCGGTACAAGTCCAGGCATAAGAAGGACGAGACCGACGATGCCGATGAGGAAGAGAGCGAAGAGGAAAAACCGGGACTGACCGAGGAGCAGTTGCGCAAAATCTTGCGGGAGGAGCGCGACGCGACCCGAAAGGAAGTTCTGGCCGGGCGGACAAAGGAAATCGCGCGGGAGCTGGCCGAGTCTGACGACGAGGCTGATGCGATCGTGGAGATTTTTAATAACCGCAGTTTTCCCGAAACTCTCACCCATGAGCAGAAAGTGCGCGAAGCGTTTTTTATCGCTCACGGCCCGCGATTGACGGCGAAGATTCTCGAACTGCGACGATCTCTGAAGTCGAAAGACACGAAAGGGAGAAGCGGCAACGAGAACACCTACCGCGACGCGCCGAAAGGCTCGGAACCGAAACTTTCCGGCGCGGATAAGGAATCCTTGAAGTCCGCGGGATTTACCTGGGATGGCAAGCGCTATACCAAGAAACTTCCCGGCGGAAAAATCATGGTGAAATCCTCACTCAAGGACAAACCGCAAATTCTTGACGCTTAAAGCAGTATAAATTAACGCCTCCGGGGATAAGTTTCCCCAGGGTTGCTAGTCCCAACCAGTAGAGGCAGAACCTTATCTAGTGATAGATAGGGCTAAATTAACGTGGCTAAGCATGACATAGAAATAAAAGGAGTAACGGCAGGCGTGAACCGGTATCGCGTGGCGGCTTCGGCCACCCGCGGCTACGCGGGTGAGCCGGTAATGCACACTCCTACCTACACGACCGGAGTGAGTAGCACAAACACGATTATTGTCGTATCGGACAATAAACCAACCATTGGCACGGATGATTTCGTGGGTGTGCTTGTAAAGGACATGACGGTAAACAGCTCGGGCACAGTTTTGGTTGGCTACGAGAGAGTGGCTTGTCCGATTCCTTATTGCACGAGACTTCGTGGCAAAGCGGAAACCTCGGGCAATATCGACACCCAGACGGAATTGACGGGCGTATTGTTTGACCTGACCCGGTTTCATCTCGCTTCATCCGCGTATCGCATTCAGGCTGGCGGCGAAGCGGACACGGGCGGATTGCAGATCGTGGACGGCAATATTTCCAGAGGAACGTTGGATGTGGTTGTCGATGCCCGGGCAATGAGGTCTGATGTGACAGCGTAAGTTTGACAATTAACTAATAATTAACTACTGAAAGGATAAAACGATGGGAAGTCCTATAGGCGGTTTCACACCCGATCTATCTCCCGATGCGGTTCAAACCGCCATCGACGGAGTGGCTTGGGAAGAGTACATGACCGCCGGGCAGCCGGCTGCGCTGGAAGTCTCCGATGAGAGATTTTTCAGGCAGACCAGATTCAACGGCTACGCCCATGTCTGGGATGAATATTCCGGCATTCCGAATACCGAGGAACACCAACCGCAGGAAGTCGTGAAAATTCAAAATGTCTTTGTGGGCAACCAGAAAACCCAAAAGGTAAAGTTCTTCAAGAACGATTACCCGATTGCCGTGGAAGCGTTCAAGACCGACAGAATCGGCCTGCGCGCTCAAATGGGCAAAGACATTGCCGGGGCAGTGAAACGCAAGCAGAAGTACGTCGGGATTCTCGACTGCTACGCGGACGCGTTTGACGGTACCAATTTTACCGTTCCCGACGGTAACAGTCTGGCACACAATTCTCACACCACGTTGAGGGGCAGCACGGTGGACAACTTGGAAACCGGAGCGGTGTCTCCGGATAACATGGACACGACCGTGCGCGCGTTGGAGAGCCAGCTCGGTCAGCATGGCGACTGGGGCGGCAACGAACTCGGCGGGGTGCTGGTATCGAGAAATCTCTACAAGCACACCAAAGAGGGGATGAACTCCACGCTGATTGCCGATAGCGCGGAGAACAATCTCAACATCTTTGACACGGATTACGGAGAAGTGACCATCAAACAGTCACCGCTCCTCGGTAGCGCGTTTAATTCCAACTCCAATGCCAATACCTCTTACCATGTGATAGGCAAAATGCATCACATTGTAAGGCGAGTGTTGGTGGATATGGAATTGGAAATCGTTGAACCGAAATATTCGGACACTGATTCCTGGGTCGAAAGAGCCAGGCATGCGGAAGTCGCGTATCCCGAAACTTACTTCGGATATGTCGGCAACAACGGTTCGGCTTAAAACTGACCATTAACCAATAAACCAGCATGAAAAAAATCATGAAGAAACATCGGTTTCTCGTGCCCTCACTTCTAGTGACGGCAATGCTCTTGTTGCTGGTTGGTGGCAATCAGTTATTAAGGGCGCAACAAAACGGATCCGTAACCATCAATAATTACGCTGAGGGTGGCATCGTCCTGCAAACTTCGGGAGAAAGTTTGGGCAGCGAGGACTTCATCCTAGGCGCGGTTGGCACGCGTTTTCCGAACGGCCTGGCCGTCGGCTCGAGCGCGACCGTAAACTCGGCGGGAGAGTTCATGACGACCGAAACCAGCACAATTCAGATCATTACGCGCGGTTCTGATGCTGCCAAAGCCATGACCTTTACGGCTGCGGCCACGACCACGCCTGGCGGTTTGTTCAGCATCCAAAATACGGAAGTGGATAAACTTTGCGGAGTTATCTCGATTGACTTCAAGACCAACGGCGGGGCGGATTCTGTCGCGCTTCAAGTGGCGGCGGCTACATCCACGCAAGCCAGCGCCTGGTCAAGCAAGACAAGGACATTGGTGGCATCAACAACCATTGCCACGACTTCGGCTCCGCTTATTACCAATGTGACTAATCCCGGTACTTATGTGGCATCGGATCAGGATATTGGCGGAGAACTATGGCTCTGGAGCAATGGCACATACCTTTTGGGGGCACTTGAATCAAGCGGTACCCCTGACCATGCCTCTTCCACTGGCTACACTTCGATGGCGGGAACTGTCCAAGTGGATTGTGTTACGCGATAAGTTTCCTTCTCCCACTTCGCTCCTTTATCGGGGGCGGAGATGGGAGCGGGAAGAAATAATTAACTCATTAAATAAACTATGAAGAAAGCAATCATCTTTTTTGTAGCGATACTTGCGCTCGGATCGGCTGGTTATTGGCTTTTTGGAAATGACGGAGAAAATCCGTTGGGCCGAAGCCAGTTTGCCAGCACGGAGACTCTGGCCGGATCGTCTTCCAATTTTGTTTCTCTGCCGAGAGAAGCGGTCTTTGCCAATTCCACGACCACGGACGCGACCAATACGTTCGCGGCAGGAGTGCAGGTCGGATTTCTCGATGGCGGGAACACTATCACCCAATCATTTAATACGGATGGCTATGATTATGTGCAATTGGCAATCGCGACCAAGGCAGGGACTGCAACCTCCACACTATACGCAAGGCTTCAGCTCTACGACGGCACGGACTGGTCTGATCTTCATGCTTCGAGCACTCCGGCGGTTTTGGGAAACAGTACCTCCACGCCAGCCATAACTTTTAATCCGACAGGATTTCAAGTTGATCCAGGCACGGCTTCGACTACTCTGTTCCGCTATCCGTTTTATGTCTATGGTTCGAAGCAGGCGCGGATTGTGATGTATGCGGATGACCTGACGACCGATTCAGCCGATGGGGTGCAGGTCTGGGCGAAAGTCATCAAGATTGAGCCGTTTCAGAGATAACAATTAAATAAATTTGTGACGATCACGGATGTAAAGACACATCTTACGGCTATGCTCCACTCCGGTACACTTTCAAAAGTGCGCAGTGTTGAGTATGCCTTGGAACGCGCGGCTGCAAACCTGCTAGCAAATATCAAGCCCGTTGACTCGGAGCGGGAAGCGGCTTTGTCTTCTTTGATTTACGACGATATTTACAATTATCCTTTGCCTTCGGACTTCGGCTGGATAATTGACTTGCGGCCCCAGGGAAACCGCACGCATTTGGAAGCGGCTTCTCGCAGGTTTGCCGAGCCGTTTGATCTGAAGAAAGCTCTCACTGAGAGGCGTTGGGCGGAAGTTTCCTTGGATTCGGCACGCTCTTTAGAAGATTTGCTGCGAATGGGGGGTGAGTGTACGCGGTGCAGGCTGCATAAATC